CACTCGACTGGGCAGGGTCTCTCGATAAGACCCTGAAACTTGCTAAGTCGTGCCCAACTGGTACTCGATTCAGAGTGAGGTCGAACGTCGGACTAACACAGGAGGACGTACACATCCTCTCTGAGACGCTGAAGACGTCACTCAATGCCACAGAGGTCACTTACAAGATAGACGCAGTCGTCGACACTCAGCTCGTCAAGACGAGCACCACTTCCGTCGCAAAGACCGACCTTCGATCGCCTGAAGTCCTCACGAAACTGCTGAGAGACTACTACAAGGACATCAGTTTCTCCGAGAAGGAAGTCGATGAACTCAGTGCCACGGTGAAGCTATACCTCTCCCAAGTTCGGTCTGCTGAAGACATGTCGAGGAACTCCAAGTGGTCACTCAGGCGTCTTGAGTGGGACAATCTGTTCTCCTATGGGGAAGGAAACGTCGTCGACTTCGAGAAGTTGAATGGAATCGTCGGAATATTCGGTCCAAATAGGACTGGTAAGTCTTCTATCGTAGGAACGCTGATGTACACGTTGTTCAACGCTACCGACAGAGGGCCCGTGAAGAACATCAACGTGTGCAACGTCAGGAAGGACCACTGCTTCTCCAGAGCAATCTTCGACCACAACGGCCTCTCCTACGTCGTCGAGCGTCAGACGACGAAGAACACCAACAAGAAGGGCGTCGTCTCGGCATCCACTTCTCTCAACCTGTTTAGGATGCGTGAGGACGTCGAGGAGATGGAAGATCTCTGCGGAGAGCAGAGATCCGACACGGAGAAGACCATCAGGTCTCTCCTCGGTATTGCTGACGACTTCTTGATCACCACATTGTCAGCACAAGGTGACACCAACGCATTTCTCCTCCAGGGCTCTACCAAGAGAAGAGCTATTCTCAGCAAGTTTCTGGATCTTGACGTGTTTGACAGGATACACGACTTGTCTTCTAAGGAAGTCTCATCTGTAAAGTCTCAGTTGAAGAATTTTCCAGACAGAAACTGGGAAGAGATAAAGACGCAAGGACAAGCTCTCATAGCAGAAAATGAAGGCAAGATACGAAATTGTGAGGATCTCATCGCAGAGAGCCAGACTTCTCTTTCTCTTCTTCGTTCCGACCTATCCACGCACAATGCCTCTCCTGTGACACAGACAGACGTCGACTCTCAAACGAGGAGAGTGTCTGAACTAGAGAGAAAATTGAATGAATGTGAAAGTGGTATCGATGGTCTCACCGAGGAGATTAAGTCGCTACAGGAAAAGTCTGAAACGCTGCAGACTCTAATCGACTCGATAGACGTGGTCGCCTTACGCAAGAAGCAAGAGGCACAGGTCAAGCTTCAATCAGCAATAACCGACTTGAGACACGCTTATGAGAAGGAAGAGACGACACTGAATGCTCAAAAGAAGTCTCTCAAGATACTCGATGAAGTACCCTGTGGAGACGACTATCCGTCCTGCAAGTTTATCAAGGACGCTCACTCGAACAAGAAGGCATTGTCAGAGCAAGAACGACGAACTGCCAAAGCGCTTCGTCTCCTTGAAGGAGCCAAGGAGTCCATGGTTGAACTTGCTGATGACACGATAGAAGAGAAGCTGAAGAAGCACGAGAAGGCCACACAGCTTGTTAACAAATTTGACCTGGAGATTTCTAAGAAAGAGACTGACGTCGTCAAGTTGCAGAATTCGTCCGACACTTACACGGTCTCACTGAAGGACGCGAAGGAGAAGCTCGAAAACTTGAAGAAGTCTGTGGACACAGAAGAAGCTGAAGAAGTAATCGCAATAAAGTCGAAGATTGGTGCTCTTGTCGAGACCGTAAAGGCATACGATAGACAGAAGCTTGAGTTCGCTTCTCTGATAGGAAAGACGCAGTCGTCTCTAGAGAAGCTTGAAGAGGAGAAGAAGGTACGTGACGGTCTCCTACAGAATGTCAGGATGCACGAGTTGATCTCCAATGCCTTCTCCAAGAAGGGTATTCCGCTCCTCGTGACGAAGTCACAACTTCCTCTCATCAATGCCGAAGTGTCCAAGATCCTTCAGGGAATCGTCGACTTCACGATTGAGCTCGAGTCAGACGAGGACACAGACTCTCTAGAAATCTACATAAACTACGGAGATTCAAAGAGAATCATAGAGTTGTGCAGTGGAATGGAGAAGACGATCTCCGCCATCGCCTTGAGAGTTGCAATGCTTAACGTATCGTCACTTCCAAAGCCGGACTTCTTCATCATAGACGAGGGTTTTGGTACTCTCGACTCTGCAGGAGTCGAAGCCTGCGGCAGATTCTTGACTTCTCTGAAGAGATACTTCAAGACAGTACTTGTCATCACGCACGTCGATGGCATCAAGGACAACGCAGATTGTATATTGGAGATAACGAAGAACGAGAAGGACTCAAAGGTGGAGTACGTATGATCTGGAAGGACTATCCTGGAGACAGACTTATTGCTGAACACCCGGCAGGATTTTATGTGATAAAGCCCAGAGAGGCAATAGAGGACAGACCCATCTTTTGTCCTATTTGCGAGGCAGTCATGAGGACTATGATGGATGAAGATTCTTACGATAAATTTTGCTGTTGCGACTCCTGTGCTACTCACTGGGCCTATCCAAATAAAGATAAGTGGAATGAAGGATGGCGGCCTACTCCTGAGGAAGTGCATAATAAATACGCGGTTCTTCATACTTAATTCCACAGGAGCTCTTACATGCCCAAGACAATTGACATCAACGCACTCGGTCAAGCGATAGACACGACCTGGGGCAGGTCATCAACGCCACAAGTGGCTTCGCATTCGGTCAAGTTTACATTTCAAGGAAGCGACAAGATTCTTGCTTCTTACGTTGTGATCATAAATTTCGCTTCTGAGAAGCAGATGATAGAAATGAAGAGATCATGCGCTGAAGATTCTGATAAGGTCATTGCTGCACACGTGAAATCAGTAAAAGACTCTTACAAGAAATTGACAGGAGAAACAGTCACTCTCAAAGAAGAATCATCTTCTGATTCCATAGAGATAATTGGTTTCAATGTTCACAACCCGAAGAGAACTGCGTATTATAGACGTAAGGTAATTTTCGAGATTGCATGAGTTCAGGAAATCCGTCTAGACAAGCTGTCGTATCTGAGATACTAAAATGTGGCAAAGATCCGTTGTACTTCATGAAGAAGTATTGCAAGATCCAGCATCAGCTTAGAGGATTAATAGCATTTGACACGTATGATTTTCAGGATGACTGTGTAAAACAATTTCAGAAGAATCGCTTCAACATAGTTCTTAAGTCTAGGCAGTTGGGACTCTCCACAGTCTCCGCTGCCTATGTCGTTTGGTATGCGATATTCAAGAAAGACAAGAACATCCTCGTCATCGCCACCAAGCTCAACACAGCCATCAACTTCATCAAGAAGGTGAAGACGATGCTGGACGGTCTTCCACCTTGGTTGCTGCTCACCAAGTTTGAACCGACAAAACAGTCTGTCAGATTCGACAATGGTTCCACGATAACAGCAGTTCCAACATCTCCTGACGCCGGTCGTTCTGAAGCTTTGGCTCTTCTCATCGTTGATGAGGCTGCATTCATTAGAGACTTCGACGAGATCTGGACTTCTCTCTATCCGACCCTCTCCACAGGTGGTTCTGCGATCATCTTGTCCACTCCAAACGGTGTTGGTGGTCAATACTACAAGCTTTGGACTGAAGCAGAAACAGGAGCAAATGACTTCAATCCGATACGTCTTCCGTGGAACGTGCATCCAGAACACAATCAAGCCTGGTTTGACAAAGAGACTAAGAATCTCACAAAGCGTCAGATAGCTCAAGAGTTTCTCTGTGACTTCGTCTCATCGGGCGATACTTTCTTGCAGCCTACTGAGTTTGATAAACTGAGAGAGATGATCAGACAACCTCTGTTGAAGGAAGGTCCACAGAACGGTGTTTGGGTGTGGAGACAGCCTGAAGCAGAGAGAAAGTACGTAATTTCTTCTGATGTCGCTCGAGGCGATTCATCAGATTTCTCTACATTTCACGTAATAGACTACGAAACTTGTGAAGTTGTCTGTGAGTTTATGGGAAAAGTTCCACCTGACAGACTTGCTGATTTACTTTCACAGTACGGCAAGAAATACAACAATGCCCTGATTTGTCCTGAGCAAAATACATTTGGGTACTTTACGTGTGTAAAGTTAAGAGATGAAGGTTATCCCAATCTATACTATCAGAACAACAGCGGAGATCTTTTCGGTTACAAGCCACTAGACACAGAAGCTGTCCCAGGATTTTCTACACAGACACGCACTAGAAGTCAAATACTGACTAAACTTGAAGAATCTATTAGAAACTCTAAACTGAAAGTATATTCTCAACGTCTTTATGATCAATTACAAGCATTCGTTTGGAATGGTTCGAAAGCTCAGGCATTAAAAGATGCTCACGATGACCTTGTAATTAGTCTCGCAATAGGTACGTGGCTGTGTGCTGGAGACAGCTCTGGAAATGAACAGGGTATGGCGATGGCGATGGCGATGCTTAAAGCTACTGCCGTAGGGAATAGAAATGTTAATGATTTACCCGGTGGTATAAATCAAGTTAGGCCTGTTGCAAATCCCCACATACAAGGTTTCACTCCTGACAGAGTTCATCAACCAAGAAAGCCTGAAGACATCAAGCACGTCGACGTTTCAGATTTTTCTTGGCTAATGAAATGAGTCTGCAGAAGAAAATTTCTAGTTTGGACGATAAATAAGTTATGCGTTTAAGAACTCAAACAGAGGCGCCATGAGCAAGATAACACTCGAAAGACTTAAGAAGATAATAAGAGAAGAAGTTCAGCTGTTCTCTGAGGGAACAGACCATGATGCTGCCTCTAAGATAATGACTGGTGCAACAAAACTCTTGAACGCAATAGAGGCGTTCAAAGAATCCGCTAGCGAGAAGGTCAAGTCTGAAATAGGATCCAATCTCGATGGTGTTGAACAACTTCTTAATAGAATTGTTGCATCACCAATGCAGTACGTTGATATTACAGATCCCGGACCGAAAAAGGTCACGCTTAAGCCTGAGAAGAAAGAAGTAGTGTAAAGTAGTACACCAAGGGCCGGTCCCCTAATGGAACGGCGAGAATAAAATGGCGAAAAAAGAAGAACAAAACCTCTTTCAAAAACTCACAAAGTTATTTCGCAGCGGTCCTGTAGTCAAGAGAAAGATACGGGCACTCGACACAACGATAGCAGTCGCCGACAAGACCAAGTCTTCCGG